CATTCCGATAGCTCAGCTGATGAGACCATTGACGAAGACGAAATTGTTGAGGAGAAAGAAGACATGGCTGAAACACATAAAGAAGTTCTTGAGCATTCCGAAGAATCCGGAAAGGAAAGAACCATAGAAGATGTTGTTAATTCAATGAATGAAGAACAGAAGAAAGTTCTTTACTATCTCGTTGGAGAAGCAGCAAAAGGAAACAAAAATGATTCCGGTGAGTCCGGAGAAGGAGAAGATATGAAGCACAACGCATTTGACAACGACAGCAAGGGAAGCACTCTCGCTCATAGCATGACTGGCGCTGAGCAGAAGGAGATTCTTGATGATGCATCCAGATATGGCTCTCTCAAGGCTTCTTTCCTTGCACACAAAGAAGATATGGGAATCGATGATATTCTCATGCACGGATCAGAGATCGAGTATTCTACCGATGTACAGAACTACATGGTAAATGATCCTTCTTTCCTCTTCCCTGAGGCAAAGTCTCTTAACAATCCTCCCGCATGGATCAAGAGAAACACCGATTGGGTTGCCGGAGTTCTTGGTGGAACTAAGCACGTTCCTTTCAGCCGCATTAAGAGCGTATTTGCTGATATCACCGAAGATGAAGCAAGGGCAAAGGGATACATCAAGGGCGATAAGAAGATCGACGAGGTATTCACTCTGCTTAGGAGATCTACCGATCCTCAGACCATTTACAAGCATCAGACCATGGATCGTGATGATGTTATCGACATCACCGATTTCGATGTTGTTGCTTGGATCAAGGGCGAGATGAGAATGATGCTCGATGAAGAGCTTGCTAGAGCAATCCTTATCGGAGATGGCAAGCTTACCTCTGACAGAACTCATATCGCTCACGATCACATTCGTCCTATCTGGCTTGATGACGATCTCTTCACCATCAAGCAGCATGTTGAGTATGCAGCTTCTGCTACCGATGATGATAAGGCTAAAGCTTACATCCGCGCAGCAGTTAAGGCTCGTAAGAACTATAAGGGATCAGGAAATCCTGTATTCTATACCACCGAGGATGTTCTTACCGATATGCTCCTTCTTGAGGACAACATGGGCCACAGACTTTACAAGTCCGAGTCCGAAGTTGCTTCTGCAATGCGCGTTAGCCGCATCGTAACTGTTCAGGTTATGGAAGGACAGAAGAGAACTGTTGACGGCGTTGATAGAGATCTCATCGGTATTATCGTAAACCTTAGCGATTATACCGTAGGCGCTGATAAGGGCGGAGCAGTATCTCTGTTTGACGATTTCGATATCGATTACAACAAGCAGAAGTATCTGATCGAGACCAGATGTTCTGGAGCTCTTACTGTACCTTACAGTGCAATCGTTCTTGAAGCTTCTCAGCAGGCTTAACTATCAGCCTCCTAGGGTGTCACAGCTCTAGGAGGTATTATTGGTAAAGGAGACACCAATGATAACGATACATATACCAGAACAACCAAAAAAAACACTTTGGAATCCAAAAAACGAAGAGTTTATCGATATAGAAGGAACTAAAGCTTATGACTTGAATCTCGAGCATTCTTTAATCTCGATTTCTAAGTGGGAAGCAAAATGGCATGTCCCTTTTATTTCAAAAGAGAATCATACAGAAGAACAAACTCTTCATTACATAAAATGTATGACAATCAACAAGGATGTCCCGGATTCTGTATATGACCATTTAACAGCAAAAGACATTCAAGAGATTTCGGACTATATAAACAATCCAATGACCGCTACGACAGTAAAAGATTCTGGCGGAAAGAAAAGTAACGAAATCATAACATCAGAACTTGTCTATTATTGGATGACAGCTCTTCAGATCCCATTTGAGTGTGAAAAATGGCATCTTAATCGTCTACTTAAGCTGATTGAAGTTTGTAATATTAAGAATCAGCCGGCTAAGAAGATGAGTAAGAATGAAATAATTGAACGAAATAGAGCTCTCAACGAAGCACGTCGTGCAAAGTATCATACGAAAGGATAAAATTCAAAATGATTACTTGTAAACTCAAAGGTGATTTTAAGAAGACCAATTCTTTTCTGGAAAAGTGCCTTGAGTTTATAAAACTCGGCAAACTAGATGAATGGGGCAAATTTGGAGTAGAGCAATTAGCAGCTAATACACCGGTTAATACTGGATTATTAGCTTCTAGTTGGTATTACGAAATAAAAAGGGGTCATAACGTTACAAGACTTATCTTTAATAATAACGATATTGAAGGTGGACTTAATGTTGCTATTTTATTGGCACATGGACACGGTACAAAACGAGGTGTCTATATACCAGGAATAGATTATTTATCTGCGCCCATGCAAAGAACAATGATCCATATAGCAAATTCTATGAGAAAGGAGATTGAACTACTATGAGTGCTGAGATACTTGATACAGAAGTAGTTGAACTACAGTTTAAAAATGGTCAGTTTGTTGAAGCTGTAGATCATAGCTTAATGTATGTCGAGAAACTTAAAAACTCTTTATCATTTGATAGTTCGGCTTTTGATGCTTTATCGAGAGCAGCTAGCAAAATTGATTTGTCTGCAGTTGCTTCTAATATCGAATCCCTTTCTGATAGATTTAGTACATTCGGAATAATCGGAATGACAGCTATTCAGAGAATTACTAATGAAGTAATGACTTTAGCTGGAAAGTTGGGAGGATTGTTAACAAAACCTTGGCAACAGATCATTTCTGGAGGTACTAGTAGAGCTCAGAATATTGCTAACGCACAATTCCAGTTGCAGGGTATTTTTGGAAAAGATGACGCTGGACTCGCAAAGTTAAATATGACTATGAAGGCGACGTCTGATGAAATTTTAAAGTTAACAAATAGAACCGAAGATGAAATTGTAGCAATGAATGCAGCAGATTATGCTGTTGCTGATACTGCATATGGTCTCGATTCAGCAGCAAAAGCTGCATCAGTTCTAGCTACTTCTGGAGTTGATGTTGTTAACTTTTATGATGAATTGGCCGATTCTTCTGGCCGTGCCAGAACTGAAATGCAGGTTGCGCTTAGAGGTATTTCTGGTGTTGCCGCTATGGCAAATAGAGACTATGACGATGTTGCTAGAATATTCGAAAGAATTTCTGGTGCAAATAGAGTAATGGGCGATGATCTAAATTCGTTAGCAGGTTTTGGTCTAAATGCCACAGCTACAATAGCAGATTATCTAAATGAAATTGCCGGGTCCGCTAAATATACTCAACAGAGTATTCGTGAAATGGTATCAGATGGTGAAATCGATTTCATGACTTTTGCCAAGGCGATGGATAGCGCTTATGGTGATCATGCAAAAGACGCTAATAACACTTTTACTGGTGCTTTTAGTAATATGAAGTTTGCTTTGTCTAAAATTGGTGCCGATTTCATTGGTCCACTTAGAGAAAAGCTCATTCCGATATTAAATGATGTAAGAATGTCAATCAACAATGTAAGGAAATCTCTAAATTTCAAAATGAAGTTTCCATTCTTTGAAGAAGAAGTAAGCATTGTTGAATTATTTTGTAATTGGATTAAAAACGCTACCGAAAGAGTTCATGAGTTTTTTGTTATGTGGAATGGTGGGCAATCGGTAACAGAAAAAGCGATGTCCGGTTTTGCTAGTATTACTGGTAAAACGTATGACGACATAAAAAAGATATTTGATGAAGCGGCTAAAGGATATGGAAATGGCGCTGACTCTGTAAAAGAATTATTAGAAATCGCTGAAAGTAGCGGAGCAGATGTTAGCTCGGTTTTTAAATCATTAGCTGATACAATGGGAAAAACTGAAGAAGAAATCATCGAAATGTGCCATAATGGTACGATTTCTTTTGAAGAATTTTCTAATGCTATGTCAACAGCCCTCGGAAATACCGTAGCAAATAATAGAATTTCTCAGGTTGCTAATATTTTTAAAAATGTTCTTATGGGTTTCTTGAATCTTGGAGATGCTATAGGATCATATATAGGTCCAGCTATTGCTGGAATTTTCGATTCATTTTTTGTTGGAATTGACGGAGTTATTGACATAACTAAGGCTATAAGCGATTTCACATCACAGCTTATTGCTTCTGCCGAGACTTCGGAATTAATATATACATTATCTAAAAGAATCGCATCTATAATTAAAACTTTAGCTACTGTCGTAGGACGACTTGCTAAATCGCTATTTAAAATAGCACAGTCGTTATATCCTTTAATAGATTTTCTTTTATCTTTCGCTGTAGTTCTCGCTGATATAGCGTCGAGAATACTTGAAGTTATCGTAAATAGTGAATTATTTAATAGCGTTATTGACGGTATAACAAAGATAGTTATTGGAGTAGGATACGTATTTATTAATATTGTTAGAATTATTACAGCTATAGTGGGGCCTTTAATTTCATTAGTTGGTAAATTCTTTGAAGTATTAGCTAGAGGAATAGGCAGTTTTAGTTTATCATTTCTTGATAAGATTTATGATGCTCTTGTGAATTTTGCAAATGCAATTCTTCAAGGCGGAATCATAGAAGCAGTTGTTAATGCCTTATCGGAAATGTTTTCTAGAATAGAAGAAGCTTTAGGTAATTTTGCTATTAGCTTTAGCGGATTTAATGATACTTTTAATACTTTATCCGAAGTATTCAGATCATTCTTTACAAGTATTAGTGAATTTGCGCAAAGAGTTAGTGATAAATTAGCTGAAATATTTAATAAGATAAAAGAATATTTCAGCGCACATTCTTTTGGCGAAGTTATTAGCGATTTAATTAATACTATAAGAGAATCTCTCATACTTACATCATTAACTTCTATAACATATTTCTTTGCGTCATTAACGCATGTCGTGAATGCATTCACAAGGCAGGTCGATGTTAATACGTTTAAGATATTTGGTGATACAGTAAGAACTATAGCTAATGGAATACTTCAATTTGCTGCAGCTATGTTTGTTATATCACTTATTCCTAAAGAACAAATGTGGAAAGCAGCATTTTTATTTTTAGAATTAGCCACTGCTTTGGGTGTATTACTCTGGATATATATGAAATTTCAAGTTAAAATTTCAAACATAATGGCTAGTAAGTCACTTTTGAAATTTAACGAGATATTCGAAAAGCTAACAACGGGTTTGACTGCATTTTTAAAGCAAGCTGGAACGGCTATGTTGATCGCTTCGGTTGGA